TTACATCAAATTGAGTTTGTCTGCTAATTGTTGCTCGGCTTTTTGTGTTACATGGAGATAGACTTGCTGGGTAATTTTGCTGCGGGAATGACCAACGTCATGTTGGATCAGATAAAGGGGCGCGCCCAACTCGGCTAATTTGCTAACGTGAGTATGTCTAAAAGTATGAGTCGTCAGTATCTTATCAAGGTCGTGGTGTTTGCGGAATCGTTTAAAAGTGCCCTCAACACTTTGGATAACGGGTAACTTTCCGTTTTTGCGATTAAACAGGAAATCTGATTTTTTCTTACCCTTGCTTCTCTTGTAAAAAATGGTCATAGCACGATCGGAAAGATGAATCGTGCGATAGCTTGAGTCTGTTTTGGTGATTGGTTGTTTGACCTGATCCGAGTATCTGTCGTTACCGGGCACGACTGTGCCACATATGAGGGCCGTTTTAGCTTGGGTATCTATGTTTTTGACCTGCAAGCCAATGGCTTCACCAAAGCGTAAACCGGTTAAGTATTGCCACTCAAAAACATCTGCCAAAACAGGGTAGTTTTTACGATACCAGTCAAGCACCATTACTAATTCATCTTCATCTAAGTACTTCTTTTCAATCGCTATGTGGTGGTTATCCTTTGGCCAGTCAATGTGGGCTTCGCGGCAAGGGTTCTTCTTCAAAAACTGTTTGCGTACGGCAAAGTTAAACATCGTGCTAATGCGAGCATAATAAACTTTTGCACCGCTAATAGTATGGATTGCTGGCCCCTTTGAAGGTGCTTTGCCTTTAACAATCTCAAGAACATCATGGTTTAAGTTGTCAAAGTAATTCATCATCACAAGGGGAGTGATCTTAGTTATCTTTATGTCGCGACTGAAGTCTTGGAAGAATTTCTTGTAGGACGTAAGATATGCTTTCTTTGTGTTGATTCTCCAGGTGATCGACTTTTCCTTGATGTAGATATCATACAGTTGTCCGAGTGTCATATCACGATGTAGGTTGAACTTACCGGTGATTTCTGACTGCTTTTTTTGAATTTTCTTTTCAAGAGCAACCTCCGCCAAATTCCTTGTATGCCGGTTGTCTTTTTTGGCAGTAACCGTTGCTGTTTTCCATGCTCCAGTCAGTGGGTCTTGATACCTTTTGCCAAAACGAACACCAACTTTCTTCCCTTTGCGGATATAATCTCTAACAAACATTATTCCACCTCCAAACATATGTTCTTTAACCGTCATTTTTAAACCGCCCTGAAACGTGGGCGGCTTTTTTGACTTATTGGGCATTATTGCTCAATTGGTCGTACATTTGTATCCATTTATTTTTTGCTTCGTTAAATTTGTTTTGTGACTTATTAATAGCTTCTTGGGCGTCATTTTTATCCTGTTCAGAGGCATTTGGATCGTTTTGAACAGCGCCTTCTGCGTCGAGATCAGAAGCATAGTCTTGAAGAGTTTCAATATATTTATCTAAAGATTTATTGTACTTCTTCAGCGTCTTGTAGTCCGACTTTGTCAAAGACGATTTGTACTTTTTAACATCATTGCCGTTACGCTTGCTAATCTTAGTAAGATTACCGGTTCTAGTGTTAAATTTCTTGATATGTTGTTGCTCTGTCTCGCTGTCAACGCCATTGCCTGACAACCGAGCGGAAGTATCTTGTGCATCCTGTTGTGCAGATTGAATTAATCCGTTTTCTAGATTTTCATAATTCTCTTTAGTCATAGGAGATTGTACCGCTGCTGCTAAGTTCTTTTTTGATTTTGACTCCGATACAGACTTTTTCTTTTTAGCCATAACAACTTTATTTTGATTAGTGTCCATTGTTACAAAGCTACCGAACATTAATGTTGATACAGCTAGTAAAGAAACAATCTTACTTTTATTCATTACAATCAATCCTTTATTTTCAGCTTTTAACGTCATCAGTGTTTGGACGAGCTAAGAACATTTGTTTGTTAAGTGGTAAAATGAAACCAATAATTACAGGCGAGGTGCAATTTTGAAACAAGATTTTGCTTTTCCAGATTATCCAGACGTAATCGAAACACCAAAACATTTTTGGTATGGTGCGGTAGATTTGCCGTTCGCTGTCGGTAACCGGGGCGGAACGAAAGTTGAACCATTAAGCGACGGCACCGTTCGTATTACGAAGTCGTTCATAGCAAAGAGCTACCAATATTCAGACAGCGGCCTTTATGATTTGGATAAACCAAAAACCAAGTTAGAAAAATAGCTTAGTCATAAACCGTGACGCACTTTGTGGTGTAAGGGGAATTCCTTCATCATGAAGTGCGTTTTTTAGTTTGCGCCAAACTAGCTGCAAACTGCATATCTGCTGGACTATCGTAGTTTTTAATACCTCGGGATTTGTCTATATTTTTATATTGCAACGCCTTGTTTCCGGCTTTTATAAATTCGTGAACCATATTTTGATAGAAGCGTTCCCTAATTGAAACCAGAGGACTTTCGCAGGCGTTAATGGCTTTAATATACATATCAACAACATCTTGATATCTATGTTGTTTACGGTACATAATAGCTAGTTTCTGGCTTACAACTTCAGGCTTGAGAGTCAAAACATATAACCAACACCACTCCGCTATGTCCCAATCACCGCGTTTATAGGCTAAAATTCCAGTGTGATAGTAAGGGAGATATACATGAACAAAGTAATCCTCTGGACCTGAATATGGGGTTGGAATAACACTGGGATCTTCGTATAAATCATTAGCTTCTATAACACCTTTGGCTCGTTCAATGGAAGATTGTTTAGCTGCCGGGCAATTAGTCCTTTGATTAATTCTTTTTCCTTCAACGATTAGCACCTTTGGTTCTTTATTCAAATATTTGATGATTCGAGAATCAATATTACTGTTTAATTTGCCTTCAGATTGTTCAGTATGCGCTACTTTTTCGGATTTGAAATTATTAGTTGTGTTTTTGCCATACCGTCTATCCTTCTTTTTATCATCGAGGTATTGCCACACAAAGCAACCAATAATAATCGCTAAAAAAACCGGCCAAAATTGCCAATCTTCAATGATTTCTTTAATGTAGTAAATGACAACAACGATAATAACTACCCAGTAAACAAGAGAATGCTTGCTAATCTTGGTCACCTACTTTAACTCATTTATCTCCAATAAATGGTTTCTATCTACAAAGTATTCTTGAAATTGCTCCTTAACCACACCAGTTAAATAATCTGGAATAAGGTATTGGCGTTCAAAGTTATAAAGGTTGACATTCTTTTTGTCGGTTTCGGAACAGTAATAAGGAACCAGAATTTTAACTGCGCCAACGTTGGCTTTGTATTCGACCGAAGATTTGCCGGTAAAAGTTGCTGTATAGAAGCATAGGTCTTCCGGAGCTCCATATATAATGTGAGCTAGCTCATGTGCAAATTGGAAAGGTATTTCTTTAGGCCGATGCCAGTTTTGATTCATACAAATGATTCGCGTATCTATGCTACAAGCAGGCGGAGTATAAACGCTCAACACATCTGCCCAATGAACTTTAATGTCATGCTTGGCAGCGACATTAGATAAGTCCCACAGCATTTCCTCACGGTCCATGTAATCACCTACTATCTACCACCACGAAGAATTCTTTTCATATATTCAAGGTCTTCAGCAGGAATGGGCTTGCCTTCATAAGTAAAGACAATATCTTTGTTGGCCAAATCAGCTGTGCTGCCATTATTTTTAGCGTTGTCAGTACCAAGTAAAAAGTCTGCTGAAACGCCAAAAAAATTTGCCAATTTAGAAACGGCTCCGCTTGATGGTTCAGCTCTTCCTGTCTCCCATTTAGTAATGGTTTGCTGTGATACATGAAGAATCTTGCTTAATTCCGTTTGAGATATTCTTCTTTGATTTCGCAAATCTCTAATTTTGTCTCCTATCATTGTCAGCCCCCCTGTTAACAACTTATGTAATTGAATTATAATCCTTTTATACATTATTTTTACTAATTAAGTAAAAAAAGTAGTAAAAAATGTTGACTTAGTAACTAAAGTGTATATAATAATAATTGAAAGTTGATAGGAGGTGCACAAATGAAACGAGAGCTCAGGAGTTTGCGAGCTGGTGCCGGTTTAACTCAGCAACAGTTAGCTGATAAATTAGGTGTTTCGCATATCTCGGTCTCAAGATGGGAAACGGGGAAAGCAATTCCCAGCCCAAAATACATTAAACAAATGGCTGATATGTTTGGGGTGGCGGGGAAAGATATTTTTTTCAACTTAATTACTACTAAAGTTATTAATTAAAGAAATTTAATTAAACTAAAGTTACTAAAAGGAGCTAATAAAAATGACTAAGAACTTTGATTACAACGTACTGAACCAAGACGCAAACGGTGCTGATATTCAGTTGCTCGACTGGGTAAACGGTGCTGACTATGACGAGAACGACGCTGAGGCCATCTCAGCAGAACGGATCGCTTAATGAAAAGGCTCAAGGCAGATTTAGCGAAGTATATTGTTGAAATCTTGGAAAACAAAAACAGCCGACCAGAGCCTAAAGAGGTTAGCCAACTGTTTAAAGAGTTGCGGTTGTTGAATGATTAAGATTCAAACAGCAACGATTCAATAGATGATTTCTTAATTGTGAAAGTTGTATCACCAATAAAAGTAATTTCGTCTAAAGCTTGGTTGATACGGAACTGATCGAAATTTTCAGTAATCACATTTGGCTTTTGGTCAAAATCATCATGCAAAAGAGAATCTTCTACAAATTCAATCTTTTTGAGATTTTCGATAACGACAGTTTTGCTTCTATTTTTGAATGAAACAGTTACTTTCATATTTTCACCTCCCTGGAGGTGATTATAGCAAAGCAAAGAAAAGGGGGTTGCGACTATGAAGTGTGCTTATTGCGGAGAAGAAATCACACGGCCATCTAATATGGCTTTCAGTGTTGAAGCGTACCAGCTAACTACACCAGGGAAATATGAAGGACTGATGTTTGATTCGCTTGCCTGCATTAGTGATTTTGCTGCAGAACATGGAATTAAATACCACAGCATTTCAGTACCGTTGAAAGAATTAGCAAAGTAAGGAAGTGAGCCCAATGCTTAACTGGATCGGCAAACACCCATTTCAAGAGCAGATGGGCTTATCTGATACGCAGTTTTACCGTTGGAAAGATCAGGCAGAAGCCGCTGGGTTTAAGGTGTTTCGCAAGTTCAGTGAACGCACGCCGGTGATCGACATCGACGAAGCCAATCGCTTCATTGATTGGCAGTGTGACCAGTACGACAAGAAGCACATGGACATCAGGCTTCGCAATTGAAAGGTGGTGAGATTTATGTACTACGTATTAGCAGTTACCGGCATCATCTTCGGTGTGACCTTGTACCAGACGATGAAGAATGCACAGGATATCAAAGAGATGAAGGAGGAGTGCCATGCTAACCGGAATTAGTTCATTCGTGATCATTTTATCGGTGGCCACCACGATGATGTTTTATCAGCATGACCTGCTGGGCGGGTTTGTATGTGCAGCAATCTTGTGTTGCTACCTGGTGGCCACATTAGCTAACGACATTCAGGATCACAAGGGGGTGAAGTAATGAACCAGAACGAGTTAGACCGGCTTAATGATAAGACGCTGGCTGAGAACGAGCGCCACTTCGCCGACGTTGAAGACGAGGAAGCAGAGAGCATTTGGGACAGCGAAGGTGCAAACATCGCTGAGGACGAATACATGGAAGAAAGGGATGGATTTTAATGGAAAGCACAAAAAAAGCGCCAGCTGCGGCAACAGCTGACGTGATCGAAAACAAGCCAAATAAATTTTCTAAAGATAATTATATCACATTGGACGAGTTGTGTGACCGGCGGCGGTTTTATTGTGAGCAGCTGGATAAAGAGCCATTTTCTAGTAAGGCTTTTGATTACTTATGCCGCCAAGTAATGATGTTTAACGCTTTGATCGCTGTTAGAAAGTGGGGAGCTTAATCATGAATCAAATTCAACAAACACAACAGCCAAAACTGACTGACCAGGTATTAGCCCGGGTTAATCAAATTAAGGAGCAGCAAGGTTTAGCGCTGCCAACGCACTATAACGCGTCAAACGCTTTGAATGCCGCTTACTTAGCCCTGCAAAAGGTCAAGACAAAGAATGGACAGAATGCTTTGCAGACCTGCGATCGTAACTCAGTATCTAAGGCTCTGCTGGATATGGTACTGCAGGGCTTGTCGCCAGCCAAAGAGCAATGCTACTTCATCGCTTATGGCAATCAGCTTCAAATGCAACGCAGTTACTTTGGCGCTGTGGCGGCTGTTAAACGAATTAGCGGCGTTAAAAAAGTAATTGCTGAAGTTGTTCATCAAGATGACGAGTTTGAACTTGGTTCTGATGAAGACATGGAACTGATCGTTAAAAAGTTTGTGCCTAACTTTGCTAATCAGGACAAACCAATCATCGGTGCATTTGCCTTAATCAAGACTGACGAAGGCAATCGCTATACTGTCATGACTATCAAGGAAATCAAGCAGAGTTGGTCGCAGACCCGGCAGAAAAATAACCGAGTGCAGCAAAACTTTGGTCAGGAAATGGCCAAACGGACTGTGCTTAACCGGGCGGCCAAGATGTTTATCAACACTACCGATGACAGCGATCTGTTAACTGCCGCTATCAATGACACAACCAAGAACGAGTATGACGATGACCCAAAGGACATTACCGCTGAAGCCCAGCAGGAAGACGATAAGGCAAAGGCCAAAGATTTAATGAAACAAGCGTTAGGAGGTGAAGACAATGCCAACAGCAACAGCCAAGAAGCCGCAGAGCCGGAAAGCGAAGGCCAGTACGCCGAAGTCGACCAACAACTTCAAACTAACGAAGGATAACTACTGTGATCCAAAACTTACAGAACAGTGGAAACCAATTAAAGATTACGAAGGGCTTTATGAGGTGAGTTCGTTTGGACGAATCAAAAGCTGCAAAAGAATCATAATGCGCAGAAATGGGATTAAGCAAACTTTTCAGGAAAGAATTTTAAGACCACTACATAAAGATAACGGGTACCTTACTGTAGCTTTAAGTAAGCAGGGGAAAGAAAGTAATCGGTATATCCATAGATTGGTAGCTAGTGCGTTTATCTCTAATCCTCATCATTATCAAGAGGTAAATCATATTGATGAAGATAAGACTAATAATTCAGTTAGCAATCTTGAATGGTGTACTCATACTTACAACAACAATTATGGGACCAAAAAAGAAAGAACCGCTATAACCAATCTCAAAAGAGGAAATTATCAGTGTTTTGGCCATCGTATGCAAAAAATCAACGGAAAACCGCTGATTGCTGTGAATGAAAAAGAAGTTAAAAAATTCCCATCTACTCATGAAGCAGCGCGCGTTTTAGGATTTTGCCAGGTACAAATAGCATATGCTTGTCGGAATCACGGTGAGTACAAAGGATATAGGTGGGATTATGTCTAAAAAATTAAAATTAACGGCAGACAACTATTACTCTCACGAAGCTGATGCGGAATATATGTCTGTGTCCATGTTCAAACAGTTTAAACGCTGTGAAGCGCAATCATTAGCTGAGTTCAAAGGTGAATGGGAATTACCAGAACCTAAAGGTACAAATCCATTAATTTTAGGCAACTTCGTCCACTCCTTCTTTCAGGGCAAAAAGTACCACAAATGTTTTATCAATCAAGATGAAGTCAAGAAAGCCATTTTCAAGTATGGCAATCCGGAGAAAGGGATCAAAAAGGACTATGAGGGTGCCGAAAAGATGATCAGTGTTTTAAACCATGACAAAGCTTTTCAGCGGCTTTACATGCCCGGTGATAAAGAAGTGATCGTGACTGGCAAGATTGCTGGCCGCGACTGGAAGGGCAAGATTGACAGCTTAAATCTGGAAAAGAAATACTTCTGTGATCTCAAAACAGTTAAAGACATTCATGCCAAGTTCTGGGACGCCGACGAGCACGCCTATGTGCCATTCGTCAAAGCGTATGGCTACTACTATCAGATTGCGATGTATCGTGAGCTGATCCGGCAGACGTTCGATGTTGATTGCACGCCCTTTATCTTCGCTGTCAGCAAACAACAGCCTTATCCAGACCACGCCGGCTTGTCCTTTGACAGTGTGAAGGATCACGACTGGCTCGAGGAAGCTATGCAGGACATCCTGACCAGTCAAGATCATATCTTCGACGTGATTGACGGCAAGGCTAAGCCTAAGCGGTGTGGCAAGTGCGACTACTGCCGGGCAACCAAGCAGATCACTTCATGGATCAACGCAGCAGAAATCGAGGTGGGATAGATGAGCTTAAATCTTTGTACTTTTAGCGGCCGGCTGACGGATAAACCGTCTGGCGGCTCAACCAATAACGGTCGTTCATTTGCACGGTTCAGCATTGCAGTGCGCCGCAACTACAAGAACTCCAATGGAGACTATGATGCTGACTTCATTAATTGCGTTGCATTCTCCGGCGCCGCTGACTACCTGATGAAGTATGGCAACAAGGGAGACAAGGTCAACGTTTCTGGTGAGCTTCACAACAACAATTGGACTGACCAGAACGGTAACGACCGCCGGGATCAGCAATTGACTGTCCGAGATATTGAGATCGTTGCCCACCCGCAACGCAATCAAGTATCGCGTCAGCACTATGAGAGCCAGCAGCAGAGCTACCAGAACGATCAACAGTCGTTACAGCCACCGCAGGGCCAACAGCAGGCTCCTCAGCCACAGTATGAACAGCAGACCATGGACACTGGCAACAGCTGGAGCAACACCAGCGCCGGTCAGAAGCGTCAACAGCAACAGGCAAACAATCAATCTGTTGAGATCAACGACAGCGCCTTGCCTTTTAATCAGGGTGGCCAGGGCAACAACGCCAATATGACTAACGAGGACGATTTACCGTTCTAGGACTTAATTAAAGATCAAACGAAAGGAGGCAGTTTCCATGCATAGTCAAAAGCACACAGTTAACTTTTTAACTGAAATTTTGAAGTTTCGCGAGTGGCGAGGTAATCACAAAATCACACCCGGGCAAGCTGCTGTGTTTAGCGAATTACAAGCACAATGCAACTTTCACGGCTTTAAAGAGTGGTTTCCTGTATCCATCTCAAAGCTTCATGATTTCACACATTTAAGTAACCGTGCTATTTACGATGCCCGAAACGTGCTGAAACAAAAAGGTCTGATCGATTTTAAAAAAGGTAAAAACGATAGTCGAATGGCAATGTACAAAATTGTCTTGTTTGACGAAGGAAGTTTTTACCCAGATCAAACTGCAGGGCATTCTGCAGGGCAAAGTGCAGGCCAAACTGCAGACCAAACTGCAGGGCAAACTTCAATAAATAAGAATAATAGAATAACAAACAATACTGTATGTATGTCTGACGCGGCCACGCGCGAGAAAAACGATGTGGTCATACCAATTTTTAAGATGGGAGGTGGACGAAAGTGACCGTTAGCTTGTTGGCCAAGTATGAGATACCTGAAGCCATTGAGCTGCTCAAGGACACTGACGACTTTACCAAGCGAGCCACTGTTCATAGCATGGCTGACGTGCAGACAAGGGACCGCCAGCAACTTAGGGCCTGGAAGAGGATCTTTAGCTTTCGCAAAGCGATGGCAGATTGTGAATTGACTAACTGGGATTCACGGGCGGAGAAGCTACTTGAAACTTACAAAAAATATCACTGCACCCAGACCGAAGCACAACGTTTGACTGGGATTCCCATCAACGCACTCAATCGAATAACGAGAGAAGTCCCTGAGGTGCAGAAAGCCTACCAGAAAGCGAAAAATTATCGCAAGAACATGAAACGAAATTTAAGGCGGATGAAAAATGGCTAGTCATTACTTCGGCAAGAAGGTCAAACTGGATGGCTATAAGTTTGACAGTAAAAAAGAAGCCCAGTTCTACCTGCAGTTCGTGAAACCGTCAGGGATGCGGTTCGATGTACACCCGCATTACCGAGTGCTGGATATGTTTCCTGTCGGCGGCTACAAGATGCGAGGAATGACTTACACACCGGACTTCGTGTTAAAACGCCCTGACGGGTCCATAGCGCACGTTTACGATGTCAAGGCAGGATTTACCAGCTACTCGGTTTCAACGGCCGCACGGCTACGATTTAAGCTGTTTGCGCTACGGTATCACGTCCCGGTCGAGTGTGTGATCGTCAGAAAACACGACTTCCGGGTCAAGATCTTAGGATTCACAACCAAGTTTGACGAATATCAATGCCAAGATGTCAATTACGAATTGAGTGACATCATTGGCTGTTAGGGGGTGTGCAATATGGAGCAAGGACGAAACCTAGAAATCCTACGGGCCTTGTATGACCACAACGGCATTCGCTTGTCGGTACTGTGGCTGCTTTTCAACGGGGCACAGACCGTCAGCGAGCTTTGTATCAAGCTAGGCGTAGAGCAGAGCGCCATGTCGCACCACCTGCAAAGACTAAGGCGGGCCAGACTAGTTCAAACGCGAAGAGTCCATAAACAGGTTTACTATCGCCTGGCCAGCGGCACGGGCTTTGCCACGCTGGTGGAAGCATTACAACTATTAGACAAAAAGTGAGGATACGAAAAATGGATATGGCCACAGCAAAGCGAAGAATGAGCGCAAGTTCAATCGTCTTCTACGACGGCGATGCTTGGCGAATCTTTGGGTTTAATACGCTAAAAAAAACGCTAATGCTAAGGGCTACAGACGTGAACATGATCTGTGAAGCTCCAGCCAAGGAGGTAACGGAATGACGACCGATGAGTTAATTAAACGTTTAAACAAAAGCGAGCGTATTAAGGCCGAAACGGGAGGATAGCGAAGATGGTTTATCCAAAGATGATTAGGGGCTATAAAGCAACTTCTCATAAAATTGTCAGGAACATTGATGGCGAATGGTATGAATCACGACCAACTAAGGAAATTATTCCAGATCCGGCAACTGGCGAGTATGACGGTAATTATTTTTGTGCATATCGGTGGTTTCCAATTGGCAAAGATTATCCAAAAGGTGAGTGGTATGAACTCAAGCCACACCTTTATGGCTGGGAAATGGATTTCAAACCCGGCCAAAAGCCTTTAAGTGCTTACTATTGGCACTATGGGGAGCCTGAACCAACCTTTCACGAATACAAACATATTGATGGAATTTTGAAGCACGTTAAAACAACGTATAAAGAATTACCTTTTTAGAAGGGATAACAAAATGAAGCGAATACTACAGCACCGAAAACCAAGTGATGTTCAATTTGGCGTGAAGGATTATCTTAAAGACGAGTGGTCACGGATTCCAGTTAATCAAAAATGTAGCAAAGCAACGTGTCTGGTTTGTGGGCTGCCCACAATGCGATTCGTTTATCAGCAACAAGAAACATATACAGCTATTTGTATGGCTTGTGGTCATGCGTATCGCTATCATGCAAATAGTGTAGGCGACGCTTTATATCGATACTTAGATGTGACGAAGCCAGATTACCATAAAATGCTTCATGCGGTAGGACTAGACTATTATAAGAATTCTCATCGTAATTATTATGAAGGCCCTAAAGGTGTGTTTACATTTCACGAACCGATAATGCCGAGTTGGGTTTGGAATGAGAAAGAATACCAGAACGTATATCATGTCACTCCAGAAGGCTACCGTTTCCTCGGTTATGACATCATGGATGAAGAAGGATCGGTACAAAAAATAATCTGGTAGGAGGACAGTGAAGATGAAGATTAAGGAATTTATCGAACAGACTTACGAGAGGTGTGATTGATGAGTAGACAGCGGAAGAAGCACACAAACGTAGTTCAGCTGCAAAAACTCCAAAAATCAATTCGCCGGGGTCGAAGTTGTCGTGAGGGTTTTGTTAAACTCATGGAGTTTGTTGAAAGCATGAAACTTGAGCAGGGTGTGACGAACTGGCCACCATATCGGGGGACCAAGTGTCGAGGACGTTGGAGGTGATAGCAGTGTTAATTTCTGATTTTTTACTGCTTATCGCAGTAGTGCTGATCTGGATGGCGCTCTTGCTATGCTGGCCTATCTGGGGAGTGTACTGGACGCTGATTGTGGTATTGACGGCGTTGTATGCAGTGATTCGCGCGAATGAGGCGTAATGATGAGCTAGGACACGGTAAGGGTAATCACCACTAACCAAATGGAACGGCGGATATTAAAAAAGCACCCCACCGACGGCAGAGTGCTATACGCAAATCAACAACGATAATTATAGCACATATCTTGATTCAGGAGGCCTAACGGTGGAACAGCTGACAATTTTTGACAATCACATTGACCGTGAAGCAACCATTCATAAGGTCAAACAATTCTTTGAAGAGTATCCGCGTATAGTGCGATTGGCACGTAGGGACAACACGGGGCTATCGTCGCCACGTATGGACGGTATGCCACGAGGAAGTAACTATGGTAACTCAGTAGAGCGTAGGCTGGTCCAGAGCATCTATGCTAAGCAGGTCGTCAGAGAGACTAGCGAGGCAATTAATGCCTGTGATGAGTTCAGTAAGGTGGTCCTGCGCGACCTGTACCTATACGGCTGGTCGGATAAGAAAACCATTCGTAATATTGGCTATTCAGAAAGCCAGTATTACCATCACGTTAAGCCGCGAGCTTTATTGGAGTTTGCCGAACTTTACATGTTAGAATCGTTGCAGGCGTTCAAAACAAAAAAGCAGTTTTAGTGCAGTAAGACTGCAGGCATAGGCTAAAAAACGGGGTTATATTGGTAGTGTCAAAAATTGCAAAACTGTTAATGCACGTCCGAGATGACATTAAACTACAGCCTCCAATAGGTTATGCGGCAGGCCCACTGCCGTATTATGCGAGTGACGGTTCAACGAGATCCTCCTTTCTTTTTTCAAGTAGAAAATAATAAAAGTGTTCGCGGTGGCCTTACTTTTCATGACAGACATGACATGATGATTTCTGCCAGGGTTCGACTCCCTGGGCTCGCATTGGCTACAGGTTCCAGGTAGGAAAGCCAGCAGTGACGTATATATCTGCTGTACTCTGGACGGTAGTCTTGCAAAGCTAGCAAAAAGAGTTGCCTATCAAAAGATGAAAGAGCGTTAGATTTCTCTACGTCTGAGACTATCGCGGGGCGGCCGCTTTGCATTTTGCTGATGCTGGGCAGCTTGCAGCTTGGGTGAGTCGCACTCACTGAGTTGGGCTTTTTTCGCAGGGGAGCTAGTTAGGTCGCTACTGCTAGCTGACGGTTCGATTCCGTCCATCAGCATAGTGAGTGAAAATTACAGGAACAGCGGTCGACAGACCGTCTTGTCCATATCTTGAAAACAAACATTCCATTACACAACTCACTCACGAACCATCAAGTGGTCTGGTGGTAGTCGTAGCATTTCAAAAGTCGGCGTGGAAAACCGGCTTTTTATTTTGCAAAAATGGCGATTTTTAGCAAATAGGCCGCTTGAAAATCATTGAAAATGCAAAAATCAGCGTTTTTTAGGAAGTAGAAAATGTTCTATACAAAAAATTGGGGCATCGTGTCCAGCAGGGCGGAGTTGTATATGTTGGCCCATGCTGAGCATGAGTTTGAAAAGAAGCGGAAAGGTGGCAAGGGTCATGGCAAAAATTCCAGTTGCTTACATCACTGAGCTATATGACGGCCGCCGGATCTATTGGAAAGGCAACTTCGGCGAGCTAGGGTCTTTACACCCCTGGAAAGATACAGAGGGTCATATGTTCCCTCCGGGCATTCGTATTCGAGGCGGAATCAAAAAGATATATCTGACGCAGAGGTGTTTCTAATGAAGTGGTTAGCAATTATTCTCACGGCGATGTTTACCGGAGCTAAGCTGGCTGGAGCCATTGCCTGGTCGTGGTGGCTAGTAATGCTGCCAGCAATCATTGTATTTGGTGGGCCAGCAGTCATGGTAGTGCTTCTGTTGATTATCGGCGCAGTGATTAGCCTTGCGTTGATGATAAAAGGATTTAACCATGCTGTTTGGGAAGGCTTCAAGGAAGGCTGGAACGAGAATGCAAATTCAAAGCATGATGACTAAGACAACTACTAGTCTTCAATCGTTTGTTAGCGGCCTGCAGAGTGCGTGCTTAATAAAACGATTATTAGCTGGCCAGGTTGTAACAATGTTTGGTCCAGATGTGCTGAAAGGTCACGAGATTACCTTTGAAGGAATTGACGAAAAAGGCCGGTACATTCGGATACCGATTACTGAAAAGATGTTAGGAGTGTAACTGTGATGGAAGTTCAAAGCATGAAGATCAGTGACGTAAAGCCGTATCCACATAACCCCCGAAAGAACGATAGTGGGGTTGAAGCGGTAGCCAACTCAATTAAGGAGTTTGGCTGGCAACAACCAATTGTAATAGATAAGGATAACGTGATCATTGTTGGCCACACTCGTTACAAGGCAGCTAAAAAGCTGGGCATGAAAGAAGTACCAGTAGTGGTTGCTGATAAGCTAACCGATGAACAGGTAAAAGCATATCGGTTGGCTGACAACAAGACTAATGAATTGACCGACTGGGACATGGGGCTGCTTGATGATGAACTGGGCAATATTCTGGACATTGATATGTCTGACTTCGGATTTGATCTTGATATTCCTGACGATGAGGAAGAAGTGCAAGAAGATGATTTTGACGAAGAAGTTCCCGAAGAGCCTAAGTCGAAATTGGGCCAAGTTTATCAGCTAGGCCGGCACCGATTGATGTGTGGCGATAGTACCAACCCCGAAATGGTCAAAAAATTAGTGGGGGGGGGTACAATGTGACCTGCTATTGACGGATCCGCCATATAATGTCGGTTATGAAGGAAAACAGAAATCAAAGATGACGATTAAAAATGACCGTCAAGAAGATGATGAGTTTTACAAATTCCTGTTTAATGCTTTTAATGCTGCAAAAGAAAACTTAAAGCAGGGCGCATCGTTCTATATCTGGTACGCAAGTTCAGAAGCAGCTAATTTTAATAATGCTGCCAATAATGCCGGATTGAGTGTGCGTGAAGAATTAATTTGGGAAAAGAATAACTTGGTGATGGGTCGTCAAGATTACCAGTGGAAGCATGAGCCGTGCTTATATGGTTGGGTTGAAGGTGGAAGCCATTCGTGGTATTCAGACCGGAAGCAAACCACCGTTATGCACTTTGATAAGCCACAACGCTCTGACTTGCACCCAACCATGAAGCCAGTCGCACTGTTTGACTACCAAATTAAAAACAGCACCAAGTCAGGCGACACGGTGTTGGACCTATTCGGCGGTAGTGGAACAACCATCATGGCTTGTGAACAAGACGGGCGTAACGCTTATGTTATGGAATATGACCCGAAGTACGTTGATGTCATTATTAAGCGCTGGGAAGACTTTACTGGTGAAAAAGCTAAATTAATCTCCGAATAATCCTTAAAAAGGCTGGACTCTTGGGCATTGAGAGGTATCATGTCAGTGCGTGATAAATATGTATTTGCATTTTAGATAATTCAAGGTTCGACTCCTTGATTATTTATAGGCTCCGTTGGGATTTGCTTCATAACAAAAACAACGGGAAGGAGCCGTTAAGGTGGGTATAAAAACCCGCCTTTTTACTTCGAAAACACGCTCAGTTCCCTTGCTTATACACAATATGATGTGTATAATATAATTGTAAGCAAGGAAAGGAGGTTAAGGATATGCCAATCAAGGCAAGGAAAATGATTCATTACCTTATCAAGGCCGGCTTCGTTGAAGTACCTAAGGGCGGTGGTCATCGAAAGTTTGTTCACCCAGATGGTCGGATGACCGAGGTGCCGATGCACAGTAAAGAGTTAACCAAATATACTCAAGACAAAATTATCAAAGAAGCCAAACTTGATATTAAAAAGTAATGAATAGCCTGAAACAAACGGACAACCGAGCCCGCTTGTTTGGTGTATCTCAAATTATTATGAAAGAAAACATTCTCGTGTATCCAGTTATCGTAACCGAATGTAATGATGAATCAGGTCATTATTATGGCGTATCTTCTCCTAACATTAAGGGTATGGTCACCGATGGTAAGACTATTCAAGAAGCGGTTGTCCATGCAGAAGACGCTATCGCAACAATGATTGCAGATGAAGAGTATCCAGCAGTTCAAGATCCAACGAAGTGGGAACTTGGAGATAACGACTTTATTATGTGGGTGACGGTTAATATGGCTAAATGGCTAAACCGGTATGGTAAGACCGTGCGCCGCAACATTTCCATTCCAGAGGGTCTGAACAACTGGGCTAAGGAAAACAAGATTAACGTTTCTCAAGTAACCACTAAGGCTTTACGAGAAATGCAAGAAGCATAGGATTTAGTTAAATTGTATTGAAGACTAGTTAACAGCTAGTCTTTTTATTTTGCCGTGAAAGGAGGTGCAGTTTATGTGAGAGCAAGTCATAAAGATTGGCACTCAAAAGAACAGCTGGAGAAGTTACAGAGCTGGGCTAGAGATGGCCTGACAGACGATCAGATCGCCTCTAATGTTGGTTGTAGTCGTTCTACCCTTAACGAGTGGAAAAAACGTTATTCGGACATTTCGGACGCCCTGAAAAAAGGGAAAACGGTCGTCAATGTTGAGGTCGAGAACGCTTTGCTTAAAAAGGCGCTTGGCACCACTGTGAAGACTACACAATTTAAAATGGTCAAGATAGACAAGGACGTTTTGCAAGCTAAACGTAACCAGTTTGCCAACGCTTATAAGTTGGACCACCCAGACAAGACCCGACGTGAGATTATGATTGCGACCGCATTAGCTGTGCCGACCTATGAGCGAATACCAGTTGTGGAAACTGTGCAAGAGGTTGCACCGGATACCAGCGCCGCTATCTTCTGGTTGAAGAACCGGCTACCTGAGAAGTACCGTGACCAGGTATTCCGCAAACTGAACCTGGCTAATGCCGAGAATGCTGAGCTTGACCAAGAATTGAAGCGTTTGAAGATTAAATCACTCAAGGAGAACGGCCAGGATATGGAAGTGCTGCTTGATAAGATGTTGGACGTTGTGACGAAGGAGGACAAGAAAGATGAGCCTAAGTGATTGGTTAGCACCGAAACAACAGGAAGTGTTGCATGATTATCTGACTAAGGACTTTGGGATGATGATCTTAACCGGTGCCGTTCGTTCCGGGAAAACATTCATCGACAACCTCCTGTTCTTGTATGAATTACGCCGCACAGCACGGCTGGCCAAGCAAAACGGCGACAAACACCCGCAATACATCCTGGCTGGTGCTACGTCCGACAGTATCAATAAGAACGTTATCATCTCCTGCATGAACCAGTTCGGTATTGAGTTCAAACTAGACCGACACGGGCACTATCACCTGTTCGGTGTAGACATCACACCGGTGTCAACGTCAACAATGGCCGGGTTGAAAGGTGCTCGTGGTTTCACGTCATATGGTGCGTACGTTAACGAAGCGACGCTTGGTGTTGAAGACGTGTTTCAGGAAATACTGCAACGCTGTTCTGAGAGTGGTTCACATATCATTGTGGATACCAACCCCGACAACCCACAGCACTGGCTGAAAGTTGACTATATCGACAAGACCGACAAGAAGATGAAGAAGCTGGTCTATCACTTCACGATTGATGACAACACACACCTGGCTCCAGATTACGTTGACCGAATTAAGGCAACCACACCAAGTGGAATGTACTACGACCGAGCGATTAAAGGCTTGTGGGTCACTGGCGAGGGTGTCGTTTATCAAGACTTTGATGAACGAACTATGACGATTGATAGAAAAGATTTACCTGACAACCTAACTTATACGGCTGGTGTTGACTGGGGGTTTGACCACCCCACCGCCATTGAAGTTATTGGTCATGATGATAAAGGTAACTATTATCTAGTTGATGAAGCGTACGGCAAGTTACGACAAGTAAATCCGCATTGGATTAGTGTTGCCCAGCGATTCCGTAAAAAGTACGGATTGAACATGCCGTTCTGGTGTGATACCGCGAGAACAGAGCATATCCGTAACTTCAAAGATCACCACATTAACGCTAAGTTTGGTTATAAAAATGTGCTTGATGGGATTGAAAAAGTGGCCAGCATTATTAAGCAACATAAGTTCTATGTGGTAAAAGGGGCGGCTCCAAACTTCATCAATGAGATTTACCAGTATGCCTGGGACGAGAAGACCGGGGCGCCAATTAAAGAACATGACCATGCACAGGACGCGGTGCGTTACTGTATTGCCACTCCGCTGTGGCAAGCAGAACAGGACAAACGACAAAATAAAGACCGAACTCGTTCTACTCAGTATTTGGACGACCTCGGCCTTATTTAGTTAGGAGGTTGATTAAGCAATGGCAAACAGTACAAGCGATGACCTGCAAGCGTATTATGCTAGTGTTCCGTTCGGATTACACAAGGACAGTATTAGAATGTTGCGGGGTGGGCAACGATTTGACCATGAAGCAAACAAGGTATATCGGATTCCCACTGACCAGTTCGACGAGACAAACATTTCAAAGCAAGTCAATCTGTTCTTAACTCATCACTACAACCATCAGCTTCAACGGATTACGACCTTACAACGTTACTATGAGGGTGACAACGACATCCATTATTGGAAGTCTGATAAGAGTAAGAACCGAGCTGATAATCGAATTGCCAGCGGTCACCCACGCTATATCACGACTATGCGAGTGGGTTATTCACTTGGCAAAGGTATTAAGTACGTCTACAACACACCAGGCGATGAACGGGCAGACGAACAAACTAAGACGTTGATGACTACGTTGGACCAGTTTAACCAGTCCATTAATGAGCCATATATTGAAAAGACCATTAAGAAGAACCTGTCCATCACCGGCCGCGCTTATGAGCTGTTGTACACAGACAAAGGAGCTGACGGAAAGCCTGTTATTAAATTAACAGTCCTTGACCCTGCTAATGCGTTTGTGGTCTATGATACTAGTGTGGAGCAGCATTCGCTATTCGGTGTTTATTACTACATGGTTCAATACAACGACAAGCCATACTATTACGTTACTGCGTACACAGCGCAATCTATTTATCACTTCCGGCCCACTGCCTCTATTGGTGAAGACTTGGTAGTTGAAAGCAAGGAACAGAACTATTTGAAAGATGTTCCGATTACTGAATTTGCTAACAATGACGAGCGACTGGGTGACTGGGAAGCTGATTTAGACTTAATTGATGCGTACGACAAAGCGATCAGCGAAATGGCTAACAGTGAGGAAGACTTCAGCAACGCCACACTGGTAGTCAATGGTGATATTGACGTGCCAAAGACGGTGAAGAGAGTTGTTAAAGATAAGAACGGTAACCCAGTGTTGGACGCTGACGGTAATCCAGTAATGGAAATCGACCCCAACAGTCCATATTTGAATACGCTGAGCCGGGTTATGTATCTAAAGCCGTCTATCATCAATAATGCTAATGGTGGTACCACTGTTGTGCCATCAAGCGCCAGCTATCTCACTAAAGAACTACCGATTGATAATTGGAAAACCCACATCGACCAGATCACTCGTGATATTTACACGGACACCAACACCCCAAATGTTAATGATGAAAACTTTGGTGGTAATAGTTCCGGTGTCGCGATGGCCTATAAGCTCTTTGGGTCTGACCAAATTCGGGAAACCCAGAATAACCTCTTTACTCGTGGCATTATGCGTCGATTGAGATTGCTTGGGACCTTTTGGGAACTGCGCAGTGTCATTGCAGATGCGACGATGGTTAATAATATCAAGCCAAACTTCACACCGAACTTGCCAAAGAACGACACAGACCTGGTTAATAACATGGTTGCGATGGCCAACACCGGAGTTGTTTCTAAGAAGACGTTACGTGGTTTTATCGAACCGACTACCGGTGTTAAGGAGCCAGAGGAAAGCCGACGTGTTGATGAGCAGATCAAGAATGACCCAGACCGTATTGACCCTAACAAGTTTAGTAATCATCTAAGCCACGACGATCAGGAAGATAGTGAGAACAATGGCAAACCAGCCGACGAAACTAAGTAGAGATATTTATGGGCAGGCTGATAAGTATATCGACCAGCTTAAAGAAAAATATCATCTCACAGAAAAACAGATACAAGCCATTGTCAGCCGTTCTCTGGCTAATGAGGATAATTGGTCAACTCCTGCGTCAGGAAGCGACAGGCGGCAAGTGGTGCATGAATTGGAGCATTTATACAAGCATGCTAACCAGTCCGACCGCCAATTAATTGCTGTCAGCATGGCCAATCGCAGTTTACACAGCGTGGCCGACGTAACGGTCGCCTTAGTATCTATTGAACTGATTCATTTGGCTTCATGGCGAAAGCAACAGCTAACAGAGGCGTTACATTCCATTCCTCAAAAGGTGTGGGACGATGGCTTCGAGAAGGCCAAAAAGCAGGCTATGGAGCACTTCCTGAGAAAATGGGGCCGCAAACCAACTCCTATTGAACATCAAATAACTTTGACAAATCATTTGAGTAAGTTTAATAAGGAACGTGGTCTTAAACCTTACTCCAGGAAATTAACTCAAAAAGCAATTACTAAAATTGTTGAAGAGAATGGATCAGGCGTTGATGGTTATGCGGCTATTAATCGTGATACAGTCCAAATGATGAATACATTGAAAGACACCGTTGACACCGCTATTCAACGACACGCCAAGATTCAGGATTTCAGTCGTGATTTTGCTAAAAAGTTCTATGGAACAGATGACATAAGCGGCGGCGACCTATACCGAGCTGAACGATTACTGCGAACGGAATACACCTATACATATACCGAAGCACGGCGACAGGATATGCTGCAACGAGGTGTGATGTACTACACCAACATGGCCGTTGGGGCGCGCAACACCTGCCGACACTGTTTAGACATTGATGGGACTTCATTTCCAGTGAAGGATATGCAAGCTGGTACAAACGCACCGCCCTTTCATCCGAACTGCCAGTGTGAGATCATCGAAACGCCACCATCGCAAGTTGAAGATGGTAGTTTGTTCGACAAGAACGATGACCTGCTGGACTTCTTCGACAATGGTAAAAAAATGGATTATGATTCTTATGGAAAGCATTACACTAGAAGCATGATTCAGAGTGGAGATTGGGGCCGTCAGATCAATCTTGATAAGCAAAAGGTTCATATGCAATCTACTGTTAAACAAGGTAAAAGTTACTTGTTTGATCGGGAAGACCCTCAAAGCTTACTTGATAAGTATGCTGGACACGGTTCGCTATTTATGAGCAAGAGTGGATTTAGGAATACTGAAACCGTCCGAACTAATCATTATGTTGGTATTGATGCTCGGAGTGGCAAGCCTACTAAGTGGATCAGAATTCATCACTCAAAGAAAGGAACACACATTGTTCCTGTTTTGCAAGGAGGGAAGGGTGAATGACGAAAGAATACTATGACTATGTAGCTCATGAAGTATTAATACACTTGAAAGATGGCTCCACAACTAAGGGATATTTAGTGTCGGTTGACGATCCACCTAACTCAGATGATGGTCAATGGTGGTTCTATTTAACATCAAGACCTGAAAAGTGGACTAGCCAGAATCCTAGCGGTGAATTAGTTCTGGAAAATGAAATAAATTCAATGGAAATCATTGACTAATTAAACGTCTGTCAAACAGATAGGCGTTTTTCTTATGTCTTCAAACGTGTGTCAGACGTTAAAGAGCATACGGCTTTGACCCGACGGGGGTAAAACGGAATCTAGCCGACGGGCGTAAAACGGGAGGAATAACTATGCCAGGAAAGAAGAACTCAAACGAACAAGTTACGGATTCAATTCAACCAACTGTTGAACCAAAGAATGAACCACAGGGAACTGATGACAAGGATAAAACTCAAAATGAACAGCCTGAGTTCACCAAGGAACAACAGGAATGGATTAACGACTTTGTTAGTCGTACCAAATTGAAGAACCGCAAGGAAATGGACGCGTACAAGAAACAAGTTGATGACTCGGTAGACCAGAAGATCAGTGAAAAACTTGCTGAGCAGGAGCGCCGGGCCAAGATGACGGCTGAAGAAAAGGCTGCCGATGACCGTAAACGCTTAGAGAAAGAGAATCAACAACTTAAATCTGAAATTGAGCACAATCACCGGTTGTCTTATGGGCAGTCTATTGCTTCGCAGTATAAAGTCCCGATCTCGATGGTCAATCGCTTGATTGGTAAGACTGATGAAGAAACAGAAGCCAACATGAAAGACTTTGCTAAGGCGTTCAATGATGCGGTTCAACAGGGAGTTGACCAGCGACTAGCTGGTACTCCAAAACCGCAACAAGGAACGCAGGTCGACGTGGCCGGCAACAAGTCAATTGATGATTTGAGTTTGGAAGAACAGACAAAGTTGTTCCAGGAAAACAAAGACCTTTATGGGCAACTAACTAATCGTTAGTTGCTTTTTATTTTGCTCAGAATTAAGAAAGGAAGCTGTTACTAATGGTAGATAATCAATTTAAATTAGCTAATGCAATTATCCCCGAGGTTTTTGCTAACTACGTATTAAATAAGTCAATGAAGACCAATCGGTTTGTGAACTCAGGTATTCTGACTAACGATACCTCGTTGGGTAGCCAACTGCTGGCACCAGGCGAATTTATCCACATGCCATACATTAATGACATTGCTGATGCCTCTGACGCCCAAGCATGGACCGACACTCAGGATATTGCTGTTGATGGCCTGACAACCGGTGAACAACGGGCGTTCAAGTTCGCACAGGCAAAGGCATTCGGTTGGACTGATCGTTCCCAGCAAGTATCTGGCGCTCCAGCACAAGCAACTGTCGCTAGTCGATTCACTTCTTACTGGAATACACAGGATGAAAAGATTCTGTTCTCTGTTCTTGACGGTGTATTCAAGAACACGGATATTGCTACCGCCAAGATGTATGAAGACACCGGCGTATTCAGCGCTCGCGGTTTCTTAGCAGCTATTGCAAAGTTGGGTGACTTGCAAGATAACCTTTTGAATAAGATTGTTGTTCACTCATCTGTCTACGGCGAAATGAAGGCCCAACAATTGATTGATACTGTTCAACCTGCCGGTGCTGTAACTCCAATCTCGGTTTACAACGGTATGCAGATTGTTCAAGACGATGATCCACATCTCCTGAACGATGACGGCTCAGTAACGTCTTATGTCTTCGCTAATGGCTCTGTTGGTTACTCTGTTGCAAAGCCACAAAATGCAGTGGAAATCCAACGTGAAGCTCGTCACAACGGTGGTATGACCAACGTTATCAACCGGCGGGTTCTGACTACTCATGTTTTAGGCACATCTGTTGCTAAGGGATTCACTCCGGCCGGCCAGACCGTAACAATGGACGAACTGGCTAAGGGTGATACTTGGGCATCGATTGTTGACCCTCGTAACATTCGGATTGTTGCCTACCAGGCTAAGTTGGATAAGGAATTTCAGCCAGTGAAGGAAACTACTCCAACCACCACGCCAACCCCAACAACTGACAGCAAGCAGGGAAAATAACGCCGCCCGAGAATGACGGAGCGGGCGTTACCACTGCAAACACGGTAGCTGAAATAAAACAACACTTAGACAATCAAGGAATTAGTTATTCTTCAAACATGAAGAAGAGCGACCTTTTGGACTTAGCACACGGTGGTGATAGCAATGGCACAAATTAAGCATGATGTTCAAGCAGATATTCTCGATGACGTAGTAACAGCTTTGGGATCGCTAGATGACCTGGAACACGTTCCAACGCTGAAACTATATATCAAGTTAGCTTGTAAATCGGTTGCTCTATACACGGGTGAAGATTACAACAACCTGCCTGATGCTTTAACTGGCATTATCACTGAAATGGCACTTGCTAAGTTTGCTAAACGCGGCAATGAAGGTAAAACTGAAGCCAGCGAAGAAGGGTTGACTGACCAGTGGAGCGAAGACGACCTCGCACCATACATGAGTCAGCTGAATGCTTACCGGGACAACAAAGCACAATCTGGTCGTAAGGGTTGGGTGATGAGCCTTGACTGAATATCGGGATGTTTATTTGCTGAAGAAAGTCGATTCTGACGCTAACACCGGCAATCCATTTGACAAAAAGGCGGACTATCAAGTTGCTAGCAAGGCGGTTTTTTGCCGGGTTAATAACCTGGGTCTACAAAAACAAGCTCTGCTATTTGGCGGCGACAGTATTTACCAGGATGCAAAAACAGTTCTAGTAAATGGTCACTGCCAAGCTGACAAGTTAGCCTTTGTCGATGAATATGATCCGGTGACTAAGAAAGGAATTGTCTACGACATTTCAATGCCGCGACGCCATGCTAACAGTACGGCGTTTTTTATTTTCAACTCAAAGTCAAAGGTGGGGTAGCTTATGCAACCGAGAAGTAGGTTCAAACGTTTAATTAATAAGCTCAAGGAAGTTAACGAAGGCAACGATAACTACGAAGATAACCTTCGACCGGTAGTTGAATACAGGGTTACTGACCACTATTCAGCTAAGTTGAAAAAGATCGGCGACACTTATCGTGAAATGGGAATGCAAGCAGAAGCGGCAAGTATTTATGGACGTATGGGTGCTATGAAGCGCCTGACGCCTAAATTACTTGATGATCTGGGCACTGAGAACGTTAGCCTGGCACAGACTATTGAGCGGAACATGGTCGGCAAGGGACGTAGTGGTTATCAACCTACTGGCACTTTAATGAAATCTATTGAGAAACATACCACAGAAGATGGTCGTGTTCAGATTTACCCACTTGCAAAAGCTAATAAAGGTAAAGGGCCAGAATATGGCGGTTTTGTTGAATATGGCACTCGTCTTCACCCTGTACCAGAACCATTTATGTATCAATCCTGGAAGCAAATGCAACCATATATCGACAAGAAATTAGACGAGTTTCTATCGGGATGGAAGTTGGAGGTGTGATATGGATTACATTACGTTACCAAGAACTGACTTAATTCAGTCCATTATGGCGTTATTTTCACCACTCGCTCCTACTGTATTGACTGGCGATGAGGCAATGGACAAGAAAACATGGCAGTTTGAGTATCCTCAAATCATTGTTCAAATGCCTTTGAAACGAGATACGCCGCAATATAAGTTGGTGCAGACCGGAACTTACTCAGTCCAAATTGATTTTTATTGGAACGCGGACCAAAAGGGTAGTTTCATGGACGCTCTTGATAAAGCAGAAATTTTACTACCTCATTTGAAACTAAAAAAGTATTCATGTGACTACCAGAGCGGGAGCCTGGTGAGTCCACAACCACAAGTCGACACAACCACATCAACGAAATTACTTCATGGTGTGATTGCTGCCGACTTTTTAATTAACGAAATTTAGGAGGAATTAAATCATGGCAGACACTAAGAAGAATCAAACTGTGCAATTAGATGCCGCGAATAAGTATCTGTTCTTTGCCAAACTAGATGACGAACCAAAGGACGCAAAGGCCTGGATGTTGGGTCTGCAGGGACAGTCGTCAGGTACTAACACCAAGACGCTTCAAACCATTCAGACCAAGACTGTCGATGTCAAGATGGCAGGCTCTGCTAACCAGCAACGGACGGTATTGGCTTACTTCCAAAAGGGCGACGGCCTGTTTGCAAAGCTCAAGCACGCTTGGCAAGATCAAGTTATCGTTCACCTCTATCGAGTTGACTTCAACGAAATCTCAGGTGCTAAGCCTAACCGTACTGCGCCAGCTGAATACTCACAGTGCATTATCGCTACGTTGCCACAAACTGAAACACTGAACTCAGTATTCCAGTCTAACGTTGCCTTTGAAGTTCAGGGCTTGGCACAAGATGGAAAGGTTAACGAAAACATGCTGGAAGACAATGCCTTTGATTTAGGTAGTGCTTTATATGACTATCTGAACCCTACTGAAGTAGGTGGAAACACCGCAACTAACCAAGAAGAAGGAACTGATATCAGCTCCAAGCCATCCGTTCCTAACGCTTAATAACTGAAGCATTTTTTGCATTCAAGGAGGACATGTTTTATGGAATTAAAAATTAATGGTAAGCCAATGACACTGGAATTCAATTTCGCAAGTCTAAAGCTGTGGGAAAAAAAGCTGCTTGATGGCGATGGCAACAAGCAAAGCTACGACGACATCTTTGACTATCTGTTTTCTGGCTTAGTCAACAAAACCCCAGAAACGCTTGTTGAAATTGTTTATGGCGGGTTAGCCAGCCAAAAGCCAATGCCGGAATATGGCGACGCTTTTAATGCTGTTTCCGAAATCATGGGTAATGAGGGGCTGGATAAGCTGTCTGAACAATTGATGGCGGAACTGACTGCCTTTGGTTTTTTCAAGGTTTCGATGAAGCAATGGCGAGACAGCATGAAGCGAATGGTCGACTTGATGGACAAGGGCTTGAAGGAATTGAAGAAGCCTGCCAAGAACGCCAAGACGGAAACGGTTCAAGAATACAACCAGCAAAAGGCAACACTCGAGAACACGAAGGAAGGATTAGGCGAAACGCTCGACGAATTAGACAAGTTGGTAAAAGTTACCGAGATTTCCTTGTAATAGCTAGAGAACGTGCTGGTATTACTAGCATTAATGACTTTGACCAATTAAACCCATACCTCCTTGATGCAATGATCGAGGGCTATGAACGTCAGCAACTGTCACAACGTGTGGCTTTGATGAGCTTGCTTCGACAAGTTCCATTGACAGCGCAAATGATCCAAATGGACAACGGCGCTGACCAACAGATTGATAGTGCTATTCAACAGTCTATTGAGCAAGAAGAACAGGCAATTACTCAAAGGCACAAGGACACACTTGTTGACGTTAAACCAGCCGAGATTAAGCAAGCCAATGCTTTCAAGGCTGTTTTTGAAGCCCGGAAAAATTTGAGGGAAGGAGGTAAATAATGGCTGTATATGGAACTAACTTAGACATTAATGTAGTTGGTAACGCCATTAAAGAACTTCAGAAAGTTAAATCCGAGTATGAAGCCCTGAAACATGATCCTGGCACCAACTTAAAAATTAATGGTGAAGATAAAGCGAGTGGCGCAGCCAAGAAGGCCAGGGATGCTATTGGCCGTGTGCCAAAGTCCCATAACACCCGGTTTACAGCAAGTGGAATAGCGGCAGTCCAAGTCCGTATGCACAATATGGGCGAAGGTATGGATCACATTCACAAGGCTGGACAAAAAGTAAGCGGCATTCTTAACACCATCAAGGTAGTTGGGGTTGCCGCTTTTACTGCCTTGAGTGGTTCTGTTCTGAAAGGCGCTAAGGACGTTGCAGACCTGCAAAGTTCTTATAAGACCACAGAGAACCTTGTCCGTACTGGCGGTGAGAGCGCTAAGGAAGCCATCAATGCTGTTAATCAAATGCAGAAAGACGGCCAACGGTATTCGCTGGAATATGGTGTTAGTCAGCAGAAGATTGCTGACGCTTATCAAGATTTGGTAAAGCGTGGTCACACTTCTGCTCAAGCGCTCGGGGTCATGAAATCTGAACTGCAAGCCTCTGTGGCTTCTGGTGATGATTTTGCTGATGTTGTTAAAGTCTCCAGCCAGACGATTGAATCGTTTGGTATGAAAGCTAAAACCACCGGCGCTATGGTGAAAAATACCCGGCTGGTTGTTAACGACCTGGCAATGGCTGCTGACGCGACTGCCACTAACTTTAGTGACCTGGGTGTTGGTATGGAGTACGTTGGCGCGACTGCTTATCAAGCTGGCCTTTCATTACGAGATACTTCTGCCGCAATGGGTATCTTATCCAACAACGGGCTTGAAGCCGATAAGGCCGGGACTGGATTACGTAAAGCAATTCAATCAATCATTACGCCGTCTGATGCTGGTAAGGCCGCCTTGCAACAATTAGGTTTATCTACTGATTCCTTTAAGACTAAAGCCGGTAAGCTAAAAGACCTTCCAGACATCTTCAAAACATTGAAGAAGCATATGGACGGTCTGAGCCAAACTCAGCAAGTAGACCTAATGCATAAGTTGTTTGGGACTACTGGACAGCAAGCTGGTCTAATCTTAGCTAACAATGCTAACAAACTTGATGAGCTAGAAGGCAAACTTAAAAAGGCTGAGAAGGATAACTACGTTGCTGACTTGGCTAAGCGAAACAGCCAAACTGTCAAAATGCAGATGGCTCAAGCTCAACAATCAGTGAACGCCGTCTTGATGTCATTAGGTGTTGCCTTCATGCCGGCTGTAACTAAGGCTTCACAAGCGCTGGCTAAGGGTCTGTCTTCTAAGGAAGCGCAGGATAATATCCAAGCCCTGTCTAAACGCATGGCAGAGTTCGGCGAAACTGTTGGAAAATACTTAGTCGGACACGGAAAAGACCTTTGGGATATTGCCGCCGCATTGGGCAAGATTGGTCTATCAATTGGCGAAGGTGCTTTCAAAGCATTATCGACATTCCTAGGACTAATTACCGGGAACCCGTTCTCTCGTGCTGGAGATACGACCCACAGAATGGCAGTGGCGATCACAGTAATTGCAAAAGCGGCGCCAATGTTTAAAACTTTGGGTTTTATCTTGGGGACATACTTTGTTGGTTCTAAGATTATGTCTGCCGCAAGAGGATTCAACGAGTTATACAAGGGTATGGCTCTGGTTGCTTCATTAGGCTCTAAGAAGTCAGCTACCGGTACTTTACTAGGCGATATTGCTAGCAAACGTAAGGGCGGATCTTTTCTAAAGTCAACGTTAAAAGACGCCACTAAGTCGGCTGAACCTGCTGGTGAAGAAGCAGGCAACAAGTTTGTTTCCGGCATGAGCAAGAAGATGATGGCCGCCGGCAAGATTGGCTCAATGAAACTACTCTGGCAGAGTTCAAGAGCACAAGCCGAAGTGGAAGGTAGAAAGACTGGAACGGTCTTTCTCGAACGGTTGGGTACATCTATTCATGGTGAAAAGAGCCTGGCGTTTGGTAAGAGCGTCGGCACTAAGCTGGCTTCGGGAATCTCTTATGCTATTGGTGCTGTTGATATTCTTAGAGGCTTGACAGGCAGCCATATTCATAATCGCGCCAAAATGGTCGGTAAAGGTGTCGGGACGATTGCTGGGACAGCGCTTGGCATGGCTTTAACACCTGTACTTGGCCCATTTGGTCCCATTATTGGCTCAATGCTTGGTGGTGCCATTGGTGGTAAGTTGGGCCCAGGAGTAGCCAAAGCCTTTAAGGGTGCACTCAATTTCTTCAAGGATATTCTCAAGGGAGATTGGAGCGACGCTTTCGGTGGTATTGCCAAAGGGTTTAAGTCCATGTGGCGAGGTGTGACTGGCTGGGCTAAGGATACCTGGAAGAAGGTTAAAGATTGGTGGAATAATGACGACAGCCAATCTAGTTCTTCCAAGAAGCCATCTAGTAAGAATCACAAGAAGCCAAAAGTTTCTACAAAGGCAGTTAAATCTTTAGGTGGTAATCATTACTCAAAAACAGACATCGCCAATGTGAAGGCGATGAATGCGGCGATCACCACCTATACTGGGTCATTGAAGAAGCTTAAATCTTCGATTAAGCATAATGACCCAACCAAGCAGCTTAACGGTATGAATAAGCGCTTAACCTCTGCTACTAAAAAGTGGAACAAGCTAGCGAAACCATTAGATAAGGTAAGCAAGGCCTTTACTAATTTCCGCCGGTCAACATTATCTATGGCTAAGTCTGTCGGTAGGTTGACTGGTAAAAATGGTGTTGGAACCTTCCAACGTGATTTGACCAAACTAGACCGGTCAATGAAGTCTAACAAACTTGGGCAACGTTTGAAGAAGCTAGCGGAGGATATCAAGAAGTCTGGTATTGCTAAGCAAATGATGTTGCTTTCCAAGACTATGAGAGAATCTTTAACTAGTTTTAAGAAGATTGCTTCACCAATGAAGGTTTTAAGCACTTCAATGCAGTTGCTAGCTAAATCAGTTAAGCAGTTCGGGACTAAGAAAGATGGCCTTGTAAACCTGCGGAAAGATATTCAGCAACTAGACAAAACCACTAAAAAGAGCAAATTTGGGCAACAACTGGCTGGCCAACTTCAAATTGCTAATAAGGCCATGAGTGGCAAACATAGTTTTGTGGGTCAGTTCCATGACTTGACGCAAACAGTTATTAAGGATCTGCGATCATTTAAGAAATCATTTGATCGTGATTGGAAGAACGCTTGGAAGAACCTTGATAAAGACGCCTCTAACGGTTTGAAAGACGTTGACCACGCTGTAGACAATCGACTTGATGATGTTATTGACACTGAACATCATTTCATTAAGTCATTCAATTCTGGTTGGAACGACTGGCTTAGTGATCTAAAGAAAGCGTTCCGTGATGCCTTTGATAAGCTACCGGGATATGCTGAATCATCGATGAAAGGCATAATCGGCCGGTTGAACAAGGGTATTTCTGGTATTAACTCGGTCATTGGTTCGTTTGGCGGCGACAAAAAGCTGTCGTCGATTAGTTATGCCGTCGGGACTGCTCATCATGGTTTGTCGGGACACCCTGGCGGTTTAGCAATGATTAACGATGGCAACGGACCGCATAAACAGGAAATTGTTTGGCAACCGTCAAAGGGCTACCAGCTTTATTCTGGTGTTAACCGGTTAGTTGACCTAGAAGCTGGATCTAAGGTTTTTCCGGGTGAGTTATCACACAGCGTGTTAACTGCTAAGGGTATTCCACATTATGCCAATGGTAATTTGTCAGATGATGAGATGAGCAAGCTGGCCGAACAATTTGAAAAGAACGCAACATCAGCGTCTAAAGACCTAATGCTGCGTTTCACTGATTGGGCAGGAGCTGCAATCTATCCGTCATTCGGTAAAGCGACAGCCATTGGCTTGAGTCGTGGTATTGCCAATGTTTTGAAAGACTTAATCGGTACGGAAGAAAATCCGGGCGGTTCAGGTGTTGAGCGTTGGCGGCCTTATATTCTTCGAGCTTTCAGGAGACTGGGGATTGCTCCGGTTGCTTGGAAAGTTAACAAGCTGTTGAAACAGATTCAGACGGAATCTAACGGTAATCCATTAGCCTTCCAGCACGGTTACACGGACGCTAACTCCGGTGGTAACGAAGCTCGTGGTTTGCTCCAATTTGCTCTTAGTACGTGGAACGCTGATGCGCTACCTGGACATAAGGATTGGCGCAATGGTTACAACGAAATCTTAGCTGCCATCTCCGTTCTTGAACGTGGCGGAGAAGGTGGTTGGGGTAACGTTGGTATGGGTCATGGTTGGGCTAACGGCGGACATGTATTGCAAGCTGCAACAGCTCTTGTGGGTGAAGATGGAGACGAATACATCATTAACCCGAACAAGCCTAATGCTCTTCGCTTAATTCGTGAAGCAATGCGAGATGTCGCAAAGCGCAACCCTAATAAGGTGCACGCTGAACCGGCCATCTCAAGAATTAGTTACCACCCTGTTAACCATACTGACAGTTTTGAAAGAAATCGTCAGAGTAACGACCTCGCGAACCTGTTCCACCAAGTAATTGATGCTATCAATAGTATTGATTTGCAGCCAGTTATGGCAGTAGATCAGGCGGCACCAATTTTTAATAAGTACAACGCAAAGAACTACGGAATGATGAGAAGAAGGTGACACAATTGATTGAAGTTTTTTCCAAGCGAACTGATAAGCCACATGCTTATGGGTTTAATGAAACGACAATGCCACCATTCACACCGATTGAAGTATCTATCAGCCCTGATGGCGAAAACTGGAACAGTATGTTTGACCAGCCCGACCTAGAGGGGGTCTATTTCCATAGTCATGATGTTGCCAACGCAAACATGACAGACACTTACCAGAAGATTGGGATTAATGATGGCCAATATTTGGTATCTAGCTCATATGAGCAACGGGACATCAAGGCTTCCGTAGCTTTCTGGGGAATTGATGATGCTGATGTCAAACTGGCATATGATGCGATGCAACGCTTCTTCATTAGCCGAGATCCTTACTGGATATGTTTTTCTGATTGGCCGCAACGAATGTACTATGTAAAGGCTAAGCAGATCACACCAACGTATGTCGGCAACCGTGGTTACTATTGTGATGTTGTTTTTACTGACCAGATCGGCTTGAGCCGTAGTGTGGGCACCACAGCAAACTTTGAAGATGGGTTTGTGAGTGGTTTTGGTAACAACATGCCAATTGATCGGCCTAAGTATGTTTTCAATAACGATCATTTCACGGTCGTTAACTTTTCTGACGTTCTTATTGATCCTGAAAAACGTGGTCACCCCTTCAAAATGACTTTCAAAGGATCAACTAATGGAGATATGACCGTCAAAAATAACACCACTAACTTATCTATCACTCGCAAGGGTGCATGGTCGGGTACGTGGTGTTTAGATGGGACATCTCCTTTGTTGAACGGACAAGTTGATGGTATCAACACTGATCATGGGGTTATTACTTTGCAGAAAGGTAATAACGATTTCACCGTTACCGGCTTCAGTGGAACGATTACTTTTGATTACCCAATGTGGTGGTTATCATGAGTGACGTGCCTTTAATTAGAAGCCGAGACGGCAAGTTGGAAGAGCGAATTAACTGGGGTGACTATGACAACTCTTTCACTTTTAATTATCAGTTAAATAGCACGTATGAAGTCTCGTTCACCTTGACCTACCAGCAAGGCTATGAACGGGTTTTTAATATGGCGAAAGAACCAAAAGCTTGGGTCATTTATAACGGGCAGTGGTATACGATTCAAAACGTTAATCCAAAGCAAGATGAGCATGGATTTACACAATTGCAGATTACAGCTAACCATTCTCTGATTGATAAGCTGAAAAATTTACGTGTAGATCCAAACCCAGAAAACACTACAACTGATAGTTCAGATTCGGGCAGTGATAGTGACGATAATCAGCAAGGTACAGTAACTAAGCCGACTGACCAACAGCAAACTTTTCCACTGAACAACCGCTTAGATCAGTTCTTCAACAATAACGATCAAGGCATTAATTACCAACTTCACGGTAATTTTGGCCAAGCGGCAGTTGATGCAACGGGTTCCTGTTATGACTGGATCACTAGCAACGCAGATCTGTTTCACTATTGTTGGATTCCGGACGGTAATACTCTTCACCTGTACACGTATGATACGTTGAAACATCAAACAGGAAAGACCTTTCGTTATATGCAAAATATGACGACTGCCGAAGTTCAGGTAGATGTGAACGATATTGTCAACGACGTACAGGTTTATGCCGGCAAAATGGAAACCACAACCAATGGTGAAAGTGGCCCGGTATCTAAAAATGCTCAGGGTTTAATTGACTATGCCAGGTCTTGGAGGGGTCGGCCATATATCTTAGGCGGTCGGACCGAACAAGGCTCTGACTGTGCTGGGTTTGTTCACTTTTGTTATGCCAAGATGGGGATTGATATTGGCTGGACCACTTACACACAAGTTGGATCCTTCCATGAAGTCAGCCAGGCACAGACGGGTGATGTGGGCTTCTATGGTTCACGTAATGCTCCATATCATGTATGTCTGTTCTTGGATGCTAATACTGTTATTTTCGAGCCACAGGAGGGACAAGTTTGTAAGGAACAGCCCGTTTCTTGGTTCCGCCCTGATTGGATTGGTCGCAATGACCAAATGGCGGCAATCGTCAACGGTAGTGGCTCCGGTGGAGATGACTCTTCATCAACTACTAGTGAGTTTTACCAGATCAAGTTTGAATATAAGGACCAAGATAGTATTGACCGTTATGGTTTACATCGCGGAGCGCCAATAACCGCAGACGCGATTTATGATCGTAATGCAGCTGACGCCTATGCGAAAACAGCGGTTCAATCGAAACCACCGACAACGTTAACGATTACTTCGATAGCTAAAAAGGACTTTGCTATCGGAGACGTTTGGTATTTAATCGCTCCAGAGCTAAATCTTAACTTAGACGTAATGCTTGTTGGTATCCAAATGAACCCAGTAAACAACGAAAACGCAACGTTGACTTTTAACAATACTGGTTTGGCTATGAAAGACGTTTATATGGCGTTGTATCAAGATATTCGCCACACGAACTTAAAGGTTAATTCCTTAAATTCAATGAGCGCATCTAGTGGCCAAGCTGAAGACCACTTTATCGGCATGACCACAGTTGATGCTAACGGAATGGCTAAAGCAAAGAAACTAACGGAAACGGGGGCGGTATAG